GTTCTGCATCTCGTGCTTGGCCTGCGGGTAGCTGAAGTCGCTCAGCTTCACCGCAGTGGTTAGGTCCGGTGACTGGCTGTACCAAAGCTCCGTCCGCTGGGTGTCCTCGGCGCCCGGCGGGAAGCCCCACTGGATGCCAATGCCATAGACCAGGCTGGTGGTGGTCAGGAACGCCACCGCCGGCGGCAGGCCGACCTTCCCTTCCAGGTTGGTCAGGTTGGAGCTCTTCCAGATCGACGAGATCTCGAAAGCGCTCACTGACCGAACCCGGGCCACGTAGGCGCCGGAGTAAATGCCAGTGACGTCGACGCTGGTCGAGCCGGTCCGCTGCACCTTGATCCAGTTGCCGCTGTCCTTGCGCCACTCCACGTCATAGGCGACTGCACCGGTCACTGCAGGCCAGGAAATGTTCATGGTGCTGATGGCGATGCCCTGGTTCACGGCATAGCTCGACGTCAGTGTGACGCTCGCCGGCGCCGGAACGACGGTGATCGGCACGACGCTGATTGGACGTTCTTCCAGGCGCGCGCCGGTGTCGATGTGCGCGAACTTGCTCGGGTCATACTGCACGGCCGAGATCTCAAACACACCAGGCTCCGGCCGGGCAACGCTTACCACGCGGTACAGCGGGATCGCCAGATCGTCGGCATCCAATGCCCACACCAGTTCTGGTTCGGGCATAACCGAATAGGCAACGGTCACGGTGACCTGGCGGCCGCTGACCAATTGCACGGTGCGCCCCTCACACTTGCCGTCGGGCAGATTGAGGATCAGCCGGTCGCCGGGCTTGGCCTGGGTGTCGCGGTCCAGGGTGATGACCTTGCCGTTCACCGCCGAGATGCGCCCGCCCACCGGCCGGCCGGCCAGGAGTTCGTCGGCGATCGGGATCACGTAGCCAGGCAGCGGGATGCGCCCGTCGAGGCCGACCTTGAAGGTAACGGCCCTGTCCTTGGAGTTGGTGAGCAGCGCCCACTTACCGCGGCGCTGCGCCTCAGACTCACGAGTGCAGCCGATGGCACTGATCTCCAGCGGATTGTCGCCGTAGCGGCGCTGCAGCTTGGCATCCGTGACAGCAGTGACGTCGGTGTCGTAGTTGTTCGCCGGGTTGTCGTAGCTGATCAGCGCGCGGCTGTACCGCGTGCGCTCCGACGCGCTAGAGTAGGTGAACTTGCCGTCGATCACATTCGCCCGGGTGTAGGCAAAGTCGAAGTCCGTGGCGCGCGGCATATCCGACAGAGTGAAGACCTGGCCCTGGGCCCAATACGTCATGCCCCGGTAGATCGCCGAGATGTCGCGTAGCAGCGACCAGGCATCAGCCTTGCTCTGCAGGTTCAGGTTGCAGATGAAGCGCGGCTCCTGGCCGCCCTTCCCGTCCGGCACCAGTTGGTCGCAATACTGCGAGATGCGGTAGAGCTCCCACTTGTCCACCATCCACGGCTTGATGCGGCGGCCCAGGCCGAAGCGGTCGGCCGTGGTGATGTCGTAGGTCATCCAAACAGCGTTGTCAGTCCAGGCCTGTTTGAAGGTGCCGTCCCAGATCCCGGTGTAAGAACGCGCCACAGGGTCGTAGTTGCTTGGCACCTGCATCTTCTTCAGCTTGGTCTCGACAGTCACGGCCGGAATGCTGCGGAACTGCTCGGCCGAAAATTCGATGTAGAGCAGCGCGGTGTTCGGATAGCGAATCTTGGCGTCGATCACCTCAGTGAAGCCGGCGATCTGCATCGTGTCGGAGATTTTGTTGTTGTTCTGGTTGATCGTCAGACGGGTGATGCGCATCAGCCAGCCAGTGGTGGCCCTGGGCAAATCGATACGGCGAGTGCGCTCGTAGGTGCTAGTAGTCTTGCCGTCGACAGCCTCGCTAAGCACCTGCTGATAGGCACCGCCATCGGTGGCCAGCTCAACTTTATATTCGATCCGGTAGCCATTGATGTTGCTGCTGGCATCCACAGACTGGAGCGCCGGCCAGGCAAAACGCACGCGTACAGCCGAAAGCTGGGTATTGGTGATCGCCCGTACCCAAGGTGTGCCGCTGCGCAATTCGGTACTGATGGTGGTTTCGTTCTCGATCGAGGGGATGCCCTGGATATAGGTCTGGTCCACGGCCCCGGTGCGCCACTCCCACTTCACATTCGGGAAGTTCATGTTGCCCTGGGGGTCTTGCAGCGGGGTGTTGTCGAGATAGATGTCGCGCGCGGTGGGCGTGCCTTCGAACTCACCCTCCCCGATGGCAATAAGCATCTTGGCGATGGCAACAGAGCGCAGGCTATCCGGGGCTTCCGTTGGCGTTTTCGGCTTCTCTTCGCCGCCCTTGGCGCCGTGAATATCAATCTTGCGTGCTGCGCCCATGCTTTTCTCCAGGCAATAAAAAACCGCCTCATGGACGGTTGCAGTGCTTCAGGTGTTGGCTACATCTGGTCTTCGGCATAAATGGCGGCACTGATGATCGCCCCACCCACCCGCCGCTTGCCGTAGCAGAGCGGTACCGGGTTACCAGATGCAGTGGTGTTCTTAGCGCTGCCGAAGGCGTAACCGGGAGTGTTCTCTGGTGCGGCGCTGGTCTTGAGGCCGCCGGCCTGGGGGCTGAGCATTTGGATCACGCCGCCAGCGACCAGACCGATGCCGGCGGGAGCCAAATATGGTGCAGTAACCGGGAAAACATAAGAAATAGCGAGTAGCACTACACCAACGATTGTCTGGAGAATCCCAGCCCGTTTGCTACCAGTAATTACCGGCGCAATGCGGATGTCGCCTTCTCCGCCAAAAGCGAGCTCGCCCTCTCCAATATTCTTTTTCCCCCTGAACACCGCGAACTCAATCCCTCGAGACTTCGCATTCGACAAGAACCGCTCGAAGCCAGGAACCTGCACGCAGAGGGCCTTGATCGCCTCGGCGGTCGTTCTGACCGACAGTTTGAAGGAGCGACCGAACTGGCGTAGCTGACCGAAAAGCAGGATGGTGGTGAGTGGCTGGTATTCGATTGCGAGCGCTGCCATAGTTTTCTCCTGGCATGAAAAAGCCGCCCGAAGGCGGCTTGATGTAGTTGTTCGTTAAAGGCAGTCGCGGACTGCCTTTTCAATGGCTGATCGACCGTAACCGGGCGCCCAGGACAATCGCTGATACAGCGCGATGCTGCTGCCATTTGACGATTGATTCACCTCAAGAAGCTCCTCGGCTGTCGAGTCGGTAGCAACGATGAGCCTATAACCAGTCGAGGTTTCGGTCATCGTGGCTCCTGAGCGAGCATCCTGCCATTTGGGCATGACGCAGAGGGCATATTGTTTCGGAGCCTTACTCGACGAGGCGCTGATGGTTGCCTTTCCGCCTTTGAGGTCGCCAGGTGTTGTGCACCCCGCCAGCATCACCACCGCTACCGCCGCTATCAAAATCCGCATGTCGTTCCCTCTTTGGTTTGGCGGGATTGTAGCCCGACGTATGCTGCCGGACCAAAAAGCCGTGGCTGATCAGCGCTGATCGATTTCAATCTTCTGTGTGGGATCTGGACTGTATTTTTGGCGCTTCAGTTGCGGATCACCCTTGGCCAGACAGAAGAAGTAAATCTCTGCCTCGCCGCAGCCGCCGTGCAATGCACACTCACTTGCCTGCATATGATCAAGCAGAATTTCCCGGTCTTGAGACTCACAAAAAACGTTCGCTTCTTTGAGCGCCTGCCCCTTCGCGGATGCCGGCCCGCCGAAAGGTACCCGGGTTGATATCGTGTACGTGTCAGGCCCGACCTTGATCGGCCCACTGTCCGCACAGCCGGTGAGCATCGCAGCAGACAGAACCATCAGCCAAATTTTCATTGTTGCGCTCCCCAGGAACGAAAGGACTGTAACTCGGACCTGGCCAGGCATCCACTTCACTGAGAGATGGATGCAAAAAACCCAGCGCTGGGCTTGGCTCGGCTCTTTTTTTCGTGGATGTTAAGAACGTTCGGGCTTTGCAGCAACGTACCCATTTACCTCGTTATGGCAATCAACCGTCAGTTCATTTAGATAAGGGGTCATCTCCAGACACTCCATCAGCCGGAGCAGGTCTGTAGCGGACTCACGAACAGACGTCCAATCTTGATGATCGAATATCAACCGGTCGCCACAATGGAAAGCGTCTTCAGACAGGCCATTACATAGTTGCCAGAGGTTTTGGAGGCCGCGCTCTACTTCGCTTGGCATGGCATTACCACAGGCCGCCAAGGTCTCGTTCAACGGCAACATTGTCATGGACCAGGCTTCGCATGCAGGGCAGTCAGGAATAGCTTCTCGCTGCTCATATGCACTCATCGCCAAGAATTCCAGAGCAGGAAATACTTCACAAACGGCGAGTACCCGCTTGAACTCCCCCTGCCCGTACCATTCCCAGAGCGTCGTTGCGAATCCCATCTTGAAGCTCCTAAACCGCTACCGCCTCTATCAAAATTCGCATGCTTGCTCCTAAAAAATTGATCCGCCGAAAGTGAAGAATTTGAACGATATCTTCTCGTCATTCACATCTCTCATTTCATAGCGAATTCTGTCGAGCCCGTTATCTACACGAGCGGCTTCAAGATGCATGAACTGGGTCAACCCACCACCAAACCCGCTCAAATCAAGAGCGCTGACATCATGAAAAGTCAGTGTCACCGCATCCAAATCTGACCCATTGGCAGAAAGCACCAAAACCAAATCGTATTTGAAATCGTCGAATTTGATGTTGATCGACATAACACAATCATGCTCGCGCAGCAGATCGTTTAAGCGATCAAGCCTATCCATGTGTCAACCCGTCCGGGGTCAAATTCCACGCCATGTGCATGTCGTTCCCTCGTTGGTTTGGCGGGACTGTAGCATCAAGGAAACGGCTCCAGAAGGTCGCACGTTCTGTACATGAGGTTAAGCCTTAAATCCGAGTACACAAAAACAAAAAAGGCGCTACTAAGAGCGCCTTTTTTGATACCGCCAAGTTACTGCAAGCTAACCTGACGCAGCTCGGAAGTACCTTCGCTACCGATAGCAATTTTCTTCGGCTTGGCTTCCTCAGGCACCACGCGCAGTAAGTCGATACTCAACAGCCCGTTGTTCATCGAAGCACCGCGCACTTCTATGTGATCTGCCAGTCGGAACGACAACCGAAATGCTCGTTGCGCGATACCCTGATGCAGATAGGTTACTTCTTTTTCGGTTTCGCGCTTGTCCCCAACGACTGTCAAAACACCCTTCTCGACCTGGATATCCAGATCCGCTTCTGTGAGCCCAGCTACTGCGATGACAATTCTATATTCGTCATCACCGTGCTTTTCCACATTGTGAGGCGGATAGGTATTCGGAGTCTCGCTGCGAAGCGCCGACTCAAACAGGTCATTGAAGCGATCGAAGCCAACAGATTGGCGGAACAAAGGGGCCAGCGAAAGGGTAGTAGCCATCTCAAAATCTCCTGATTAAATCCAAGTGATTAAGTGCGCGACCCTCATTCGGCGTCGCGTGATAAAAATTTATGTTGGCCGAAAAAAATTTCAAGAGGGAAGAAGAAAATTTTTACGCGGCCGAATTTTCACTCGCTGAAGCAGCGGTTCAGCATTAAGGAATGCTCGAACCGCTCTCCTGATTTGTCCACAGCGCTACGTCCTGGTGTGTTGCCTTAGCGCAGCATTCTTCCGCTCGCTTCCTGTCCAGGCATCCAGCGTGGATGGAACAACAGTAACTGGGTCGGGGCTTGCAGTAGTAGCCTTTTGCCTTCACCCAGCCAAGGAATGGTCATGTCGATCAGAAGTCTTACAAAGAACCTCCCAGCAGATCCAGACAATAAAGGCTGGGTATTGGGCTGGGCAGTCTTAAAGGACCGTCCT